TGACGCAGAAGCCAGAGAACGGGTATTTCACGAACACGGCGGTTTATGTGAAGTGGCCGGCAACGGTTGGCTTCAGGAAAATGTACAAGTTCGTAATGCCCGGCCTCGCCTCCATCAGCGGCGCTCCCGTGGCCTATACGCTTTCCCCGCCCGTCACTCGTGAACTATTGGCGACGGTCACGGTGAGCTATGACACCACGCAGGACACGACCACGCCTTTCTCGGTCACGGCCTACGCAACCCTTAACACAAGTTGGATACCATACACCAATCCAGGCGCATCACCGACTCCCGGCTCTCCGCCTGCCGACACCACGACAGGACCGCCGCGTGGGACGACGGAATCCCTTGGTGGCTATCTGGCGGGAGCCAGCGGCACCTCGGACGACGACCAGTATTTCAACGGGGTGTTCTGCTTGACGTATTCGCAGACGCTCGGGGCATCTACGCCAAGCACCCGGCCAACCGGAGCAACGACGCTCGCCGTGGATAATGACCCGTATTTGGTGAGCACGACCGGCACGGTGGTCTATCGCCGCACGGTCACGACCTACAGCTTCTAATGGACAGTCCGCTTTCACGGTCGCCGCTTGGTCCGGTTTACTCGACCGGGCCTGATACCTATGTGCCGGCGGAGCAGTATATGCGGTCGATTGATACCTATCCGCACAACAGCGGTGGGGATGGAGGAGGCGGTGCGCCGGTAAATTTCACGCCACCAATGTGGCTGTCTCAGGTGAACTCCACCAACGTCATCGTTTCCAACGCCACGGTCAGCGGATTCACGCCGACGAACATTGCGGCGAACATTTCCATTTCCAGTGATGCGACGTGGAACATTTATCTGGACGCAACGGTTTCGGCTACAACGGGGGCGGTGAGTGCGGTGACGATTACAGCCAGCACGAGCGCGATTCCGTCCGATACATCGACGCACGCCTACCTGAGAATCGGAACAGTCGTCAGGGCGAGCGGGTCGATTACTTCGGTATCGCCCACCCTTGCGTGGTCACAGACCTTCGTGGCCTGTACGCCGGGAGACACGGCGACGTACTACTGGGTGGTGGCGTGAACATATTCAACCCATCGCTTTTCAGCATGACGGCACCGTGCTTGCCGTGCCCGCCGGTGGCATGCTACCTCACAATGCCAACGCTGTTGGTTGACGGCACGACCACCAATTATGCCGACCTGACAGCGGCCACGGCGGCGATTACAGCACAGGCCGCAAGCGGGTGCTTGATGGAGGGTGCTGTTGCAACGCGAACACTGTTTACCTCATCTTTCGGCTCCGGCACATTGGCACTTCGATCAGATGCGGGAACCACCGGGGATATGATTGTTGCGCGGGTTTACCTGACCGTGGCTGATGGCATTTCGATTGATTGGATTACAAGTACCAACGCACCGTTCGGACCCGGCTTGTCCGATCTTAACCTATACGAAGACGACGCCGTTACGCTTGAGGAGCTTGAGGCGGAGGAGGCTTTGGCTGCCCCCCCAGCCGCTCCAGCACAACCCGCCCCATCCGCAATGAACAGGGATTTTAGCATCCCTTTCCCCTCCATGATTGGCGGAGGGAGGCGGACGATTAATCCAGCTGGAATCGCCCAATCCGTCAAAAAACTGGGTATATTCTAAATTTTATATTCCGTCAACAAATGGCAGTATTTCGGAAAATAGAAAATTTATACAATCTTTACCTACTGATAATCCACATTTACACCCGTCTTATTTAGAATCATTATTAGCATTAGATGAAATAAGTAAAAGACGTTTGTATTATGGTGATTGGGCCTATGATAACGACCCTGCATCATTAATATCGTTTGATAAAATAAATGATATTTTTAACAACGAATTTGTTATTGAAGGCGATAAGTATATTAGTGCCGATATTGCGCGCTATGGCAGTGATAAAATGGTTATTTGCGTTTGGTCTGGTTTTAGAGTGATTGAAATATTTACTTTGGATAAATCTAGCATTCCTCAAACGGCCGAAGCAATAAGGGGTTTAGCGTTAAAGCACAAAGTACCAAACTCTAATATTATTGCAGACGAGGACGGTGTAGGAGGCGGTGTAGTTGATGTATTGCAATGTAAAGGCTTTGTTAATAATTCAAAAGCACTAAAAGAAGAAAATATATTAGCCGAATATCAAAACCTAAAAACACAATGTTATTACAAATTAGCTGAAAAGATACAGCGTAACGAGGTGTTTATAGATTGTTCAGATGGATATATACAAGACTTAATAACAAAGGAATTAGAACAAGTTAAAAGGGACAAAATAGACAATGATGGCAAATTAAGAATTATACCAAAAGAAAAAGTAAAAGAACTAATAGGACACTCACCTGATTATACAGACGCTCTAATGATGAGGCTGTGGTTTGAACTATCGCCAAAGTTTTTTACGTTTTAATTATTATTTTATATATCTTTGAATAAAATTCATTATAATGGCAAAAAATAGAATACTAATGGCGTGGGATGTTTTAACTAATCCTAATAAAAACTATTTTAACGAAAGCATTTATAAGATGATTGGGGGCATTACTCAAAGTTATAACCCAATACTTGAAACGTTGATTGTCAAAGGATATGGAGAGAATCCGGATGTTAACGCTATTGTTAATCAAATGGCTTCTAAAACTACATCTGTACCGTATTGTATCAAAAAAATAGATGATGAAGATTCTTTAAAGAAAATTAAACGCTATCCAATTAATACAAACTTTCAACAAAAACGCGAGATTAAAATACTACAGTTAAAAGCATACGAAACAGACACGGAATTACCTATGCCGTTAGAACGTCCTAATCCTAACCAAACGTGGAATGATATTTTATTTTTGTATAAAGTGTATTTGAAAGTTTGCGGAAATGTTTATTTATATAAAATGTCACCAAAAGACGGTATGAATGCAGGGCAACCGATGCAATTATATATATTGCCATCTCATTGGGTGCAAATCGTTTTAAAACAAAACTCATCGACTTTAAGCGTTGAAAATCCTATTGACTATTTTATACTTGAACAGGGTAATCAATTAATAAGGTTCGATGCTGAAAATATAATTCACATTAAAAGAGCTAACCCGTTTTACAATCAAAACGGATCACATTTGTACGGATATAGTGAATTAATGGCCGCTATTAGAAATATTCATAGCTCAAATAGCGGAATTGATAACAATGTTAATACGATGCTTAATAGTGGGGTTTATGGGTTTATTCACGCTGGTGACGGTGCAACTCCATTGACAGCAGAGCAAGCGCAATCATTAAAAGAGCGTTTAGTCGATATGGACAATTCAAGCGATAAACTTTCTAATATTGCAGGTGCTTCTGGTAAGTTGGGATTTACTAGGATTTCATTAACAACAGACGAATTAAAGCCTTTTGATTACCTAAGCAATGATAAACGCACTTTGTGCAATTGTCTTAACTGGCCTATTGATTTATTAAATGAGGAAAGAAGTGGAACGGGATTTGGTGTTGATGGAGTTATTGAAGCGCGTAAACGTGCTATTACTGATAATATTAAACCTGATTTAGATTTGTTTGCAGCGTCATTCAATAAAGAATTTATACAAAAATTCAAAGGGTATGAAGATACTGAACTTGAATTTGATATTACGGAATTGCCGGAAATGCAAACAGATATGGAAACAATGTCTAAATGGGTAAATGCAGTACCTTTGACTTTAAATGAAAGACGCGAAGTATTCAATTATGAAGAGATTGACGACGAAATGATGAATGAGGTTTATATTCCAAACGGAATAATTAATATAAATGATCCGAGCGTAACTGATATGCAAGATAATGGACAAGCTTAGACAAAGACAAGAAATACAAGCATATAGAATAGTAAGGCGCAACGTCTTGAAAATTGTCAATGGTATTCCATTTAATAATATTTCAAAAGGCACATTTGAATATTTGATTAATGCAAATGTTACTGTTGAGCAAATAAAAGCAATGTATTTAGAATTGTATACGACACTTGGCAGTTCACAATTTAAACGAGCAAAAAAAAGTATCAAAGCCGAAATAGATTTCGAGAGTATTATAAGTGCGTGGTTAAATCAAAATGCAGGAATGAGAATAGTATCTGTTCACGCTACGTTAATTGAAAGTATTGTTAAAGTTATTTCAGACGGTTATGAAAATAATATTTCAGTTGAAGAAATAACTAGGAATTTACAACGTCAATTTGGATGGTATAAAGCACAAGCATTGCGAATTGCAAGAACCGAAACTACAACAGCCACAAATGTAGCTACTGTTTTAGCTGCTCAAAGTTCTAATTTAGTACTGGAAAAGAACTGGGTATCTGTTCAAGACAATAGAACGCGTAGAAAAATATACGACCATTTAGATATGAACGGCCAAAAAGTAGATGAGTTTGCACCGTTTTTTGTAGGTGGTGAAAATTTAGAGTATCCGGGAGACCCGAAAGGAAGTGCAGGAAATACAATAAATTGTCGTTGTAAAGTTGTTTTTACGGTTAAGTTAGACGAAAAAGGAAAACCAATAAGAAAAATAATTTAACTATTTAGACTAAATTAAAATAATATTAATATATTTGTATTATGGAATTTAAACAATTATCATACGATTTGAAAGAATTAGACGATTCTAAAGGAGTTGTTAAGGCTTATGCAAACGCATACGACAATGAAGATTCAGATAAAGACGTTTCTGTTTATGGCTCATTTGATAAAACAGTGAGTGAAAATTTCAAACGTATTCGAGTATTAAAAGACCATAACCCTACAATGATGATAGGTGTGCCTTTGGTTATTGATACTAAAGATAGGTTTGGACTTCTTACCACTACTCAGTTTAATATGAATAAACCATTAGGTAAAGATATGTTTACCGATGTTAAATTGATGCATGATAGCGGAATGAGTGCCGAATTATCTATTGGGTATAAAGTAATGCAAAGAGATATTAAAAACAAAGCTCGCATTATTGAATACAAATTAATGGAGTATTCGTTTTTATCCAGTTGGGGAGCAAATCAATTATCAACAGTACAAGATATTAAATCGATTAAAAGCCATTACGGAATAATGGAATTAATAGAAAAATCATACAATTTAGATTATTCAGACGAACGTTTAAAACAAATTGAAACATTATTAAAAGCACTTACCGATGAGCCGTCAGAAACTGACACTTTGATAAATGAGCCGCTTACATTGGAAACATTAAAATCATTTACAAACTCATTAATCCTTAAATAAAATGGACGAGAAATTATTGGCCGAATTGGCAAACATCAAATCAGGCTTAGAAACTAAAACAGCCTTAGAAGTTAAAACAGCTATCGAAGCGTTTGAAACTAAACTTTCTGCGTCAAACAAAAATCAGTTTGAAGCAGAATTAAAATCAGTTACCGACGCAATGGAATTGAAATTGCAAGCAGTACAAGCACACGCTGACAAACTTGACATTAAATTGCAAGAAAAAACAATTACTACAAAAGAAGAAGGATACCAAGAAAGAATGGAGAAATCTATTTCTGATAAATTCGTGGACATCAAAGAAGTGCGCAAAGGAAATGCAATCCAATTAAAAGTTGTTGGAGATATGACACTTGGCGTTAATCTAACAGGTGCGCAACCTAAAGATTATAACTTCGATGTTGTAATGATACCGGGTCAAATGGTAAACGTTGCTGATTTAGTCGGTAGTGTAAACATCGACGGTGGCACTTATACATTCCCACGTGAAGGAGCTGGCGAAGGTGCTATTGCAACACAAGTTGAGGGGTCTTCTAAAGCGCAAAGAGATTACGACTTTACAATGGTTGACGTTAACACCGACTTTATCGCTGGTTTTACACGTTATTCCAAAAAAATGGCTAACAACTTGCCGTTCTTAACTTCATTCATTCCAAAAGCGTTAAGACGTGATTATTTCATTGCTGAAAATTCAATTTTCAACACTGTTTTAGCGGGTGCTGCAACTGCATCAACTGAAATTATCACAGGACAAAACAAAATTGAAATGTTAATCAACGAAATCGCTAAACAAGAAAATCTTAATTTCCCAGTTAACGGTATCGTAGTTCGCCCATCTGATTATTGGGATATATTGAAAACTGAAAAATCAACAGGTGCGGGATATGGACTTCCGGGCGTTGTTACTTTTGACGGTGGACAATTGAGAATAAACGGTATCGCAATTTACAAAGCGACTTGGTTAACTGCAAATAAATATTTTGTAGGTGATTGGACAAGAGTAAACAAAGTTAATACTCAAGGTTTATCTTTAGAGTTTAGCGAAGTCGAAGGAACTAACTTTGTGAAAAATAACATTACAGCACGTATCGAAAGCCAAACAGCTTTGGCAGTTGAGCAACCTGCTGCTTTGGTTTACGGAGATTTTACAGCAGTCTAACCTAAAATGAAAGGAGAATTAAACCGATACATTAATTTGTATCGGTTTTTTTTATATCTTTGAAATAAATAAAAACATTATGAAAAAATATAAAGTAATCAAAGCGTTTTTTAAACTATCAGAACAAAAGAATTACGAAATAAATGACACTATTGAGTTATCTGACAAAGATGCGAAAGCAATGGATTGGTACGTAGTTGAAATTAAAACTAAAAAATAATGACAAGTTATTTAGATGTAATATCATTAGCTCAAGCTAAATTATACTTAAAAATCGACGCGCTTCAAACTGAAACGGATGCCGAAATTACAAGTATGATTAATAGTTCTTTGTCGTTTATAGAAAAAAGAACAGGACACCATTTTAAAACCAAAAGCAAAACGTTTTATTCGTGCGCCTTGACGAATAGCGTAATCGTTTATGATTACCCAATTGTAGATGCTCCACTAGGTACACAGGTTAGACAAACCAACTCTATTGTGCCAACTATTGACGGTTCGGTAATTTTAGAACTTGGTTATGCTTCTTTAGATGATATTCCAAATGAGTTAATTGATGCCTCTTTGCAAATTATTAAAGTGTGGTTTTATGAAAGTGAAAAACAGGAAAATACTACTTTAATTCCTTTATCTGTTTTACAGGCAATCGATGCTAATAGACGATTTATATGATATCCAGAAAATACACAAAAGCAATAGGAATTTGGAAAACTACAACTATTCCAGATGGGTATGGTGGCAACACGGTAACCACCGCTTTGGTTTATTCTGTATGGGCAAATGTAGTAACTAAAAAGGCCTATATACAAAATGAAAACGGTCAAAACGATAATTTTGTGCAAACCATATTTACTATTAGAAATCGTTATGATATTGATTTGAGTATTGAGGACAATTTCATTAAATACAACGGATTAATTTATAATTTAGATTCTATTTTAAATACTGATTTAAACAATATTGATATAGAAATATATGGAACTCAAAGGATTTAATCAGGTTATTTCAAATTTACGTAAATACGGCAAAGAAGCTGAAAAAGATATTGAGGACGCTACCGAAATGGCCGCACGAAATATCGAACTTTATGCAAAAAGTACAGTAGTCGCAAACTTTGGTAAATTAGGACAATCAATAAAAGCGGTTAAACAAGATAAAACACATTGGAATATTGAAGCAGGCGGAACAGTCGCGCCTTATGCGGCTTATGTTGAATTTGGAACAGGCGGTTTAGTTCAAGTTCCAAACGAATTAAAAGAACAGGCGTGGTTGTTTAAAGGCAAAGGAATTAAAGAAGTAAATTTAAGAGCAAGACCATATTTATACCCATCATTATTAAGAGGTCGCAAAGAATATTTAAAAGCGTTAAAATCATTATTAAAAGACTATGGTAAATCCAAATAAATATATTCGTAAAGCTATTTACGATGCCGTTAATGTAACTTATCCGTGTTTTGACACACAAGTAACAGGAAAATTAAATCCTACGCAATACGTTATTATTTCTACACAGGATAAAGAAGATATTAACGCAACAAAATGCGGTCACAGATGGGAGGTTGCTACGTTGTTAGATATTGTTTGTATTTATAATGGTGCCGGTAATGTTGGTAGCCGTGTTGCTAATGATGATATGGAAAACACTATTTTAGGATTAATTGCAAATATTCAAATATCAGGTTTTACGGTTAAAAATAGGGTTTATGAATTCCCTTCTAATTTAGATACGAGTACATCAACGCAAACGGTTTATCGAAATTTTATAAGACTTATTTTGACGCTTGAGTAAGATATTCTTGATATGCATTATGTGCGTCAATCTCGTTTATAAACAAACCTATATGTATTCTTTTTTTATCCATAACAATTCTGGCGCACCATTTTTCACTAGCCTTATGCCATCCTACGCCAACATATTTTGAAGTATATTTTAAATGTTTCTTATTTGTATTTTCTCTTGATGTTATAATTTCTAAATTTTCTAATCTATTATCTGTTCGTATAAAATTTTTATGATTAACAACTATTTTTTTTCCATTTGGAATATGATTTAAAAACATAATAGCAACTAATTGATGTACCATTTTTTTATATTGAATTTTATCTTTAAACAATCCAGTATTTTTATATCCGTTGCTACTTATACTTGGATTTAGTATTTTACCATATTTTAAACTCTTTATACGTCCAAAATTACTAACTTGATAGTTTTCAAAATCAGTTATAGTTTTCCAAATTTCATTTTCCATAATACAAAAAACCCGATAAAAAGTGATGCAAGGCACTCAAAATCGGGAATTTTATTAAATTGTTTATATCGCTTGCATTCGACAATACAAATATAATG